TTATTTTCACATTAGTGAATGTCAGCGTAAGTCTTCCCAAATTGTACATCTGTCCCTAGCGGTACGTTTAGATTTATCTCGTGGTTTACGTTGTTTATGCTCATCTGCATAATGTTCTCTGCCTTGTCTTCGTCTCCCTCTTTCGTTAAAACAATAATCTCATCGTGGAACTGACCGATAGTCTCTAGTCCCATACCACGACATTCCTTGACCCAAGTATCAAAGCAATAGACCCCCGTACTCTGGTTGAGCGTACTAAAACGATCCTTGTCGCTGCGTAAGCTATGCCAGAAGCCTGACACTGGGTTCTTAAGCCACATACCACCAAATAGCTCACGAACCCGTAGGTTCTTTGCCACACGTTCAATAGCCCAGTTACGAGACCAGAAGGCTTCTAACAGGGTCTTGGCCTCAGACTTACTCATGCCTGTCTCACGGGCCAGCTTAGGCGCTCCTACACCGTATGTAGCACTGTAGTTAACCACCTTGTAATTCTTACGGAGGGCTTTAAGTGAACGCTCCCCAGAATTGTGCTTGTCGATGTCATCTTGAGTGATAACACCAGCGTGTAGAGCCAAGTCTAAGTGTGGGTCAAAACCTTCACGGCTCATGGCCTCAACGTAGTCAGGGTCTAGTGGTTTCATGTAGTGACGCTTGGTTGTGTCCTCAAGTGATGTCATGTCAGCACCAGCTAACACATAACCATCAGGACACGTTAGACACCCACGAATAACATCACCGTATGGCTTATCTACACCCGGTAGGTTAACCAGTGGTCGGTAGTGCTTAAACCGAAAGGTGTTCGTTAGACCAGCGACACTGGCCTCTAGCCATCCATCCTTGTGGCACTCTAGGAAACTCTTAAGAATACCAGCACGGTGAGTAAGAACAGTAAGGCCATCGAGAAGATCAACAGCTTTGTCAACCTCTGCAAGCTCTTTGACACTTGAGCATAACTCTCCATTCTTTCTAACTTGTTCGATCTGTCGTTCATCACCTGTCACCTTATCTCTGAGAAACTTATATGTTCGTGGCTTCCACCCTAGTGAGTATAGCCAGTCTTTTACTTGGTCGTTACTGTTGGGGTTACCACGCTCTTCGCCTGTCTTAACGACAAACTGCATGGTTGTCTCGGGTTGCTTGTACTCCTTACATAAGTCTACCCACTTCTCACCATGAGAAGATAGGCTACCGTCTTTCTTGTGCATAACCTTTGGTCGTGAGGCCATACGGGTTAGTGTACGCTTAGGCATAGCATCAGCCAGTTGCTCTACCTTTTCTACCTTCAATGACATGATCTCATCGTAGGCTGCTTGAGCTTTGTCTACGTCTAATTTCCACCGCAGGGTCTCTTGCTCTTTAGCGCAGTCTAGCTTGAACGTCAGGTAGTCGATCAGACGATCCTTGTCTGCCTCCGCATCTTTATACAGTTTGTCCAGCTTCATGCTTAAGTCACGCCAAAGACGATTGTTGATCTTAACGTCCTCATCACACCTGTGAGCATACTCTTCTGGAGTTAGGGTGTTCCAATCCTTGATAACTGGTTTGGGTACTCCATAGTCCTCTCCGTAGCCCTCAAGCCCATGCTTCATACGATCATGGTGTAGATACCAAGATAACGCTAGAGTGTCGATCAAACGAGCCTTTACCTCAATGCCTAACACCTTTTCCACCGCTGGTATGTCAAAGCGCACATGATTGTGACCAACTAGAACTTTGCGTGTGGCAAAGAACTCACGCATTTCATCGTAGTCGTGCGTGTGACGTACCGTCTTACCATCATCTGAATAAGACAAGACATGAATCTTGGTCAACTCATCTAATAGACCGTCTGTTTCAATGTCATATACTGCTGTCATTTGTGGTCTCCACCTCTCTCTAAATAACTAATTGCCATTCTTAAGCCTTCTATGTTGTCCCCTAAGTGACCGATGCTAAGGTTACAGTGGTGACATATCCAACCCCTAAAAGTTTCTGTTTTATAGCAATGGTCAAGAACAAGCCTATGTGCAACACCGCCGCAACACTGACAGGCATCTGGTTTTTCTGGGGCGGTTTTTCGTATCTTTGTTACAATATCGTTATTGTACTTTTGACATTGTTTGCAGCTTGTACTCCTACAATCCCTGTGATCCCCTGTAGCCCTCCTATAAAGCCTAAAGGCTTCCTTAGGTTTCTCTGTGTTGCAATGCCTACAAACGATAGTCGGACTGCCCACATCGTAAAAGATTTCATCATCGAATAGCTCACCCTGAATCATATCACCTCCGATAACGTAAACGTATCTGTATTAAACCGCATCATCCCTGCGTTACCTTCTTCTGAACAGGGTCGGTTCTTCTCAATAGACAAATACGTTGTGTTGCGCTCCTGTAGATCGTTAGCTTCTTTGTCACGCTTAAGATCAATGATAACTGACGCACGTTGTCCGATCATACGACAGTATTTCATCTGACCATCATCGTTAGTGTGGGCGATAGTTACGATACCTACGTTTAACTCAGCCGATAGCTTCGATAGTCGCACCGATAGATCAGCCAGCATTTGCTCTTTGCTCTCGTCAGATGAACCCACAAGCACATCTTGGATAGGCTCAAAGAATACAAACTTAACACCACAAGCTACAGCGAAGTAACGTATCTGGTCGATCAGATCGTCAGCACCTTGACCATCACTAAGGTAAAACTGATAGAAGTTCTCGTCCTTCGTCAGTTTACCGATAGCATCAATCACCTGATCCTCTGCACCCTTTTCGTCAATCAAATCCCTGCGGGTAAGGTTATCGTTACATTGGTATGACACAAGACCTAACAAGGATCGTAGCTTGGTTTCCTCCAAATGCCATGCAGCAATAGGAACCTTACGCTGTAACATATTGTACTCAAGGAACCGCATGATCTCCGTCTTGCCGATACCCGTAGGTGCTTTGATTACCGTGAAGTGTCCCTGCATGAGGCCAAGTATCTTATCGTCTAGTGCTTGGATACCTGTAGGCACATACTGATGCTCAGGTGTATCCTTGTACAACGACAAGAAGTCCTGTGTGCTGTTCATCACATTCTCAGGTGTGAACTTACGGGCGTTCCACCATGCACTCTTGAAGTCAGCAGCCTTACCAGCCTGTAGAAACTCATTGGCATCTTTGTATGGTCGATGGTCAACACGATAGACCTTGTTAGGGAACAGCTTTGCTATACGGTCAGCAAGAGCATTACCAGCGTCATCGTTGTCAACCGACAGGATGATCTTCTCAAAACTACCCAGCCAATCCGCACAGTTCTCCCAGAGTTTCTTAGAGGGTGTAGCAGAGGGTAACGACACAACAGGGTTAGTGTACCCACTCTTTAGTATTTGCGCTACTGAGAGAGCGTCTAGTTCACCCTCAGTGATAGTTACCATCTTAGAACTACCTGCGGTAAAGAAGTTCATACCGAAGAGTTCATCACCCTTGAATCCAGACTTAGCGTAGAAGCCCTTCTCGTCTAGCTTACGAACCTTAATTCCCCCGCTGGGGTACACATACTCCTGACGATCATCATACGTTAGAACACCGAAGTCCTCCATCGTTTTGCTGTTGATGCCACGCATGTTGGCATACTTACCCTCACCAACGTCTTCTATACGCTTAGGGGTAAAGTTTGTTACATTCATATCATAATCCTTATTTCCACTGACGGGGTATCTATCTTTAGCCCAATCAAACATTCGTTCTTTTGATGGGTATCCCCTGTTACAAGAATGACACTTACCAAATCCATCAGTGTTCCAACTAAAGGCGTCAGAAGAGCCACATGACGGATAGGGGCAAGGTTGTGATCCACGGTCGGACATACGGCCCTCCTTTATTTAACGACAAGTATTGATAACTATAGTTATAACATAAGTTATTTAATCACTAGAGTGAGTAACTATAGTTATAACTTAAGTAAACCCCCTACACTTACTTATAGGGATACATCTCAAGATATTATTCATCACGAATTGTTACAGTACAAACTTTCTTAACTTTCGTAAAGCTGACTCTTCCTTACGAAATACCC